CGGGTTGATACTGCTGTACCCCATTCGACCGTGACTGCTACAGATGCTGTATGTCCGTTTAGTGCATAGAGATGCACCATGTCGATCTGATCTGTTGCTGCCACTGCTGTGTGTACTGTTGTTCCCGCCGTCGCTGTTGCAGTAATAAGAATCGGTTGTCCGTCTGTACTGCCACTTAAATGTCCGATTGTTGGCATAATTTTTACCCTTCAAATAATTGTGATGATATATAGCCGTAGCCCGCCGGTGATATTCCAATCACCACCCAACTATCTAAAGTTGCTGAGTAGATGCATGGCAGCACGGTTCCTAGTATTAACTCTCCAGCACCAATCGCAGACCCGTCAGGCTTAACAATTGCTTTTGCGCCGAGGGAGTCAAGATTTAAAGTCGGACTAGCTCCACTTGTTGCGTGGAAGTCTACTTTCAACAGGCACCCATCTTGCAGACTGCCGAACGTCGGAGAAAATGTTCCAACGTATGCTGTTGATGTGCCGGTTGTTAATACATATCGGTTAGTGTCGAAAGTGTTCGGATTAGAAGACCCATCCCAACCATTTGCTGCCACATCATTAGAAGTAGTCTGTAGATGCTCTACTAGTGATCGAAGTGCTTCGAACCGCTCAGCGTCTGCCGGCAGTGCTAAAAGTTCTGAAATTGAATATGTTGCCATTATAAAGCTTCTCTAAATGTTATTGATGCGGTGTATCTTGCATCTCCTTTGGTCTCGTAAATTCTCGAAGGACCATCCCAATCAACAAGTCTGCAAACCATTTGCGTCTCAACTTCGTCAACGCCACTTGATCCTGGCTGCATTGCAAATACAACAAGCTTTCTACGGCCTGTCTCTCTACAGATAAGCCTGAAATTATGGGCTTGGCTTTGAGTAAGCGCAACGTATCTGGTGCGGAATTCTCTATAAGTAGGTTGGTTGTCCGACCTCATTGACTGACCACGTGTCATAACAACAGTAGAAGGGTCGATAATAGGGAGGCTTGGATCTCTTGCAATGCCTGCTGTCAACGCTTCACCTAGAAACAACGTCCCAGCTTGAGGCACGACCGCTAATCCGCCAATTGTGACCCTGTAGTATTCCGCATAAACGCCTGTAAAAGTCTTGATGAATTGAGAATCAATACCCGTTGAGCTTAGCGCAAAGCCACCATACGTTGAATTTACATCGCCCCAAGATCCTGTGCCCCAGGAATAGTATGGAGATTCAGTCGACCACGTGTTGTCGTACACGGTTGTTGAAAAGTTTGCAACTTGAGACAGCTCTAACCTGATCGTCTCCGTATCCAAATTGTGATTGCTAAGCGCGATGCCGCCAATGGTTCTTAGCCTGTCAAAAGTACCAGTGATTGTTACCACCGCAGGTGAAGGTATAGCAGATGCTTTCCATAGTTCAGAAGGCTGCTGATTAAGAAGATTGTCATCAATAAAAGAACCAAGCTCACTGGAAGCAGTGATCGTTGAGATTCTGTTGATGCCTAATAGTATGCTTTTTGTTATCGCCACAGTGTCAAGCTCACTTGATTACCTAGTAAATATTCTGTGATCCCTACCACAGTGCATTCTACGCCTGCGCTAAGGCCAAATCTTGTATCTTTCAGCATAACAACATCACCTAGAGTCAACTGGTAAGGCCCAACAAAACAATCAACATTATACAACGTTCTTTGCGTCTTAAACAGGTTTAGAAGCCTTAACGCTTCTGTGTTTGCATCAGTCAAGTTGCTTATTTGGGTTGGCGTTTCATCAGGCGCCAACGCGTCAAGGTGGACTACTTTTACAGCAGTGTCTTCTTGACTAGCACTTCGATACTCAAGAGCAAGAAACTCTTTCCGATCCTCAGTCACACTGTCATCTGGACTGGCGTTAACAGTATAGTTCATTTTATACCCCAGCCTGATCTGCCAATTAACAGGAGACACAATCTCAACTTGTAAATCACCTTGCGTTTCTAATTCGTCAATGGTCAATACTACATTTGAAGGGGACTGAACGTCTTGCAGTAAGTTAGCAAATATTGCGCTACCTCTTTGATCGCCCCAGTACCAACCGTAAGGGAGCAAGCTATCAACCACATCAGCAGCATTAGTCCGCTCATAAATGTACAACCCCAATTCATAAGGCGCATTAGTATCAAGAGCTGTCATTGAAGTGGCATCTACTGTGGCGCCTACTCTACTTGCGATGTCTGTCAATATCGCTCCAGGCTTAGTGATCCAAGTCCCAGGAGATCCATTTATAAGCGCCCCTTTAGCATCGCACGTAATTTCTCCAGTTGGCGCTGTTGCCAATGTGAAAGTGCCTGCATTATTATCTTTGGTAACCCCTATGGCGCTAGGCAAGCCCTTGTCATATAGTTGGACGCATACATCTTCAACAGGGCCATCATGGATCTGGTACGTGTACGTCTCAGGAGAAGTTCCAATTGGGAGCTTGGCGGGGCGAATATTGTAAACGTTCCCATAAGTTATTGGGATAGGGCTGTCTTTTCTTTCGCCACTGGCTAATAAATCTTCCTGGATAGGCGTATTGAAAAGTTGGCTCTGATCTTTAACAAAGACCAAAAGTGCCTCATCCGACTTATAAGCAATGTGTGAAACAATGCCGGTAAGTATCGTGCCAAACTGGGATATTGCCCAGTCAGGCGAGCCAAGCTTTAAAATTACTTGCCGGCCATCAAAGCTATCATTCAACCAGCTGTCAAGACCTCCATCGATATTGCTTAGCTCGATCTCACCTAAACTGATAAACGAACTGCCGCTAAAAGACTCAGACATTCTTCTTTCAAAAAACGGGTCACCTGATATTCGCTCTTGATATAGTTGATTTGCAGGAGTGTCTGCAGATCCAGTGATAAACGTACGGCTTGAGTAGTATCTTGTCTCAACAACTGGTGATGCCGACGGAGAGTAAACTGTAAGCTCCATCAGCAACACTCGTTCTTGCGACGAGTCGCTTAGCCAATCTGTGAATGCGGTCATGCTTTTGCGAACCCACTCATGTTGCTACGTTCTACAGCTTTAATCAACTTCCTTAGCAGCGAATTAGTTTCTTCATCTGACATACCGCCTTTGATTACAACAGGTATGTTACGACCGTCAGGTAGTGGGACCGCTGCTTCCGGCCCTGCCTCGCCAAAGATAGAAGGCTTATGGGCAATACCACCACTTGCAAATCTTTGCATCCCAGAACTACTGCCAGATGGGGATCTTAATTGGCTTGCTGCCCTCGCCGCATCTTTGAATGCGTTAGTAAGCGCCTCCGCTTGATTAACTGTATCACCAAGACCATTTGTCATGTTTGAAATAGCAACGCCTATGGCTCCGTCTAAGTAGGTCTTCCATTTTCTAAGATCGCCTTGAACAGATACGGAAGCGCCTGTTGCTGTTTTCTGTATATCTTTAAACGTGCCTACGCCTATCGCGCCAGCGGCTTGTATGGATGTCTTAATCGCTTCAAAATCACCAACAACCGAGATCCGCATATCACCGCTACTGGAGTTAGCTTCTGCGAATGATGAGTTAAGCGTGTGGCCAGTAATTGCCGCGCCCGCCAAGGCGTCTCTGACACCATCGACATTGCCTTTCATCTTAATCAGTTGGTTACCGTTCTCATCGTACAAAGCGCCTTGCGCCTCAACAATAAGATTAGCCTTTTTCAATGCCTGGATAGTAGACGTCCAGCCTTCATTTAGTGTAATAAAAAACTCGCCAAAGTCGTCACCGTTGAGTTGACCTCTAAAGCTTGAGACCTGGTTAAGCGCCTCATTAATTCCAGTGTTCATGCCACCAAACTGCATGTTCGCTTCTTGCTTTTGTTGCTTGCTTTTAGCAAATCGAGCCATCCCGAAAGCCCCGATCGCTAATGGTATAGCCGCGCCACCCATTCCGCCGGAGAACATACCTCCGCCTTTCCCACCAAATAAGTTTTTAATGCCGCCTAAGAATTGTTTGACGCCAGAGCCAAATGTAGTAGCGGCTTGCGCAATCCCAGTGCCTGCTCCACCCGCGCCTGCCATCCCTCCTACTGGAGCATAGCTACCACCTCCACCAAAAATACCTTTGAAAGCACCGCCAATCTTTCCAAATACACTGCTACCAATGCCTTTCCCGATCCCACCTGCGCTACCAAGTAGTGGGTCGAGCACACTATCAAGAGCACCGTCAAGTAGTTTTCCGCCAATGTCTGCTACAAGACTCTTTAGCGCTGACTTTAAATCTGTAGTTCCTGTGATGACGCCTTTTATGATGCCCTTAATCGAGCTACCCATATCTTCAAAGAAACTTGAAACCGTAGACGTCGCGTCTTCCGCAGGGTCAACCATCAGCTTTGGCAACTTCCCAAACCATTCGCCAATTGCGATCACCATGTCTGGAACCCAAGAATTCCCAACAACTTCGTCGTACATCGACCAAAAGCCACTCTTGACGTCTTCAGTAAGGTCTACCGCAGTATCCATTGCAGTAGTAAGTCCACCAGAAATTGACCCCTTGATTTTGGTCACCATGTTGGTAACAGCTTTCCAAGAATCATCAGCGAACTGAATAATGCTTAGCGCGCTTTCTCGTATTGAGAACATAAAGTCTGCGACAGCCGTAATAATAGACTGATACAGATCTGGGAGTTCCAGCAGCTTTTCAGCCAAGTAAATTATTGCGGGCGCAAGCTTAACAAGAATTCCATCTTTTGCAGCGGTAAAAGACTTTGCAAAAAGATTCATTGCGTCTTTTGCTTTTTCAGCGTTTCGTATTGCCTCGTTACTAACTATCCCGCCGTTCGCCCTAAGTTGATCACCTAGCTCTTTTACTCCTGCGGCGCCCTCTTTAAACGTGTTGACTAACGCAGCGCCTTCACTATCAAAGCCTTTAAACGCTAAGCGTAACTGTTCACCAGAGTCTTTAGTGTTCGCAATAGCATCCGCGTAATCATAAAAAACGTCGGTTGTCGCCCTAGCAGTGCCGTCAACATTTGTTAAGGCAATCCCTAACGCTTCAAAGTCAGCAACTAGCTCACCCTTCCCCTGAACCGCTTCTGCAGTCCTTCGAGTGAACCTCTGCATTGCCATGTCTAAAGTCTTGGTCTCGACCCCAGTTTGTTCGGCAGCAAATCTTAGTTCTTGAAGGGCGTCAGTAGTAATCCCAATCTTGTCTGCAGTCTTCCCAATAGTGTCTAGCCTATCAAAAGTGCTCGCAATAGATTTACCAAACCCTGCGATCCCTGCAACAGTGAACACGCCTTTAAGCCTATTAGATGCTTTCTTCATCTTAGACTCAAAGTTACCCATGCGCTTATTTACAATATCAAGCGCTTTGGTGACTTTAGCGTACTCTAGCTCAAGATCAATTGTAGCTTTGCCGAGCGATGCACCACTAGCCATCTTTTTTACCTAGATTAGAAAATACGTTTAGGATCTGCTGGTCAATTTTGTTCTTACCAACAGGCTTTTTTAACAATTCAGACAACATGAAATCCGCAGTCTTCGGCTTTGATTTAGACATGTAAGAAACTACTATTGTAGTTAGTTGTGCCAGCATAAACTCGTTTATTTGGGAAGGGAAAGGGTTTGACTTTTCAAACGCGACCCAATGAGCAAACTCATCCCAACTAATATCCAGCTGAGAGACCGGAGTGTGCAGCGCCAAAGCAAGCCTGTATAGCGCGCACAATTCAGGCCTCTCGGCTAGTTTTTTTCGGCTGCCTCAATGCTTTCAGATAGACTTGCAAAAGCTGCAAAGTCATTTTCTTTCTCCGCTTCGATACCTAACAACGTCAGCCGTACACCACCAATATCAAGCTCCATCTTCTTTTTCTGCTGAACGGTATAAACGCTTTTCCCATCATCAGTAACAAGTGAAATTTGCACAAGTTTAAGAATCTGAGCTTCACGCCCTAAGCCTGAGACTTTAGACATATAGTCCAAAGCTTCAGACAAGTTCAACTTTCTAAGGTAGAAAGGGCCTTTCTTTTTTGGTAGAACTAAGTCAAGTTTTTTCATATGTTTTACGTAGAGAATGTGTAAGCGTTATCAACTTTTAATGTCATTGATACACCAATTGCGCCATCAACTTCCATTGACATCGACCAGTTAGATACCCGCGCTGAAAATTCGATTGTCTCTGCGTCAGACATTGTGATCCTGTAGTTGCTGGCAGTGTTGCTACCTACAGCATCTCGAAGAGTTTGGTGTTGAGTGTTGGTTTGGTCATAGTAACCTTCAATATTCACTTCGCCCGCATCTTCTAAGCCTTGTAGAAATTCTCTACTGGTGCTAGATAGATCTGTGACATCAATATCGTTTGCTTGAACGCCGCTAAGAGAGACGTTAGTAAGGTTTGCGATAGTCGTGTATACTTCTGGGGATGCGCCATTGCCAAGACCAATGGTACTGGTTTGGGCGCGAACTGCTGAGCTAGTCATGGTTTATTACCTTAGGTTGAAAAGTGGGCTATTGCCACAGAGAAATGTCCAAAGAGATTCGATACAATTGGGTCTCTTGTTCATAAAATGATATTGCTTGATTGTTCCCGACTGCCATATTTTCATCGACAGCAGTAAGTACAAGCGCGGAAAGTGATCGTGATTGAGCATAAGAAGTCGAATAACAATCAATCTGTATTCTTGTGTTTTCCAGTACAGACCTGCCACTAAACGTCTGCGGCTTAATAGCAGAAATCAATGAATAGACTATAAAAGGTTTTGCGGTTTCATCAGGCGCAACTTCTGGGAAAATCCTGTAGGTCTCAGGGCTTGAAGAATTAGAAATAACGGCAGAAACGTTTGCATCTGTTGACAAAGTAGTAAATAAGGTTTGCTCTACGGTCATGCTCTCTTAAGCCCTAGTTTTTTCCTAAGCGTTAGGATTGTCAAATTGATCGACTTATTAATATTCCGTTCAAATGCTGGACGTAAAAAAGGTCTAGCTGATGCCCTGGAGGTTCCAAACTCTATGAACCGATAATACCATGCCTTATTTAGCACGCCTACAGAGTATATCTGAGATCCTCTTGTCTGGAATTTCTTCTTAGCTTTGCGAATAGCAATACTAGATCTAAGCTTTCCAGTACGATAAGGAGCCCCTGCAATAGCATCGCTCTTTATCAAAGTAAGCCCTTTGCGTAAGCTAGGAGCAATTGCCTTTTTTTGGAGCTTGTGATCTAACCGCTTCAATCCAGCAGCGATCTCTCTAGTGCCTGTAAATTTAATGCGAGCGACCATTTACTCAACTTCGTCCGCAGTTAATGTCGCTAAAGCAATCCATTCTCTTCTTCCATGCACAATATGTTGAACGGTTTGGATGTTGTAGACTTGATTTGGCGTGACTGCCAAGTCAATTATTCGCATATCAGTATCCAAAGATATGTCAGGTCTCCAACGTAATCTGAATCTCACAGTTAATGACTCGTTGATTGTTTGAGCCTGGAAGAACTCTCTGCCAGATAACGGCTCAACGCCTGCGTACACAGTTGCAACTTCTGACCAAGCCTCGACTGCTCCGCCATACGCGTCTTGTGAATACGTAAAAGACTCGATTCGAACCCGATGCCGAAGCTTTGAACTTAAAGTACGCGGTGATGCCATAGTATCTGCTCTGCTGCGTTTTTCATGCCAAGCTCATTGTCGTACAAAAACATTACGTATGCCATAATCCCTTCTTTTAGTGATTCCGGCGCGTTGCCTGCTAAAGGAGATCCTGTAAGAGGATAGCCTGCTGTCATTCTAATACGAATTGGCAACGGAGTACAACTAACTGAAGGCCAGCCAGAATTTGTAAAAATCCTGCCGCCAACCGTTGTCGTATCAACCATGTAATCAACATCTTCGACCAGTGTTTGTTCAACGCTAGGCGAAGAAGTGTCGTCGTACTTAATCGAGTCAACAGAAGCTAAAGGCCAAACAACTAGATTAAACTCAGTCCCTGGGAATCGATCAACAGACCATTCTACTGTCTGAGGCATAATATATAGGCCTGTGTAGCTCTCAGCAAACAATGTTGCGGCGCTAATTAATGCTGTGATTCGAGTGTCGTCAGCTGAGTGGTCAACTCTCAACATAGTCTTAGCTTCTGATAAAGTAACTACGCTCACAGTTGGAGCTGTAACTACGGTAATGTTTCCAGTAAGTGTTGCCATGCTAATCCGCTTTTAATTTCTGAATGATGCCAGTCGGCATACGGTAGTAAATCCAGCCAGTCTGGATTTGATAAGATGTTTGTGTAATCTTTGCAAACTATATTCAAGCCTGCCAGCGCTGCCGCAACTAGCGCAGTTGAATTATAACCTATTGCGATGTCGTTTCTTTCTAAAGCTGCTTCAAGTGGTTCATCATATTGCATATTGTTGGGGTGTAACCTTGTTTCATCTGCTTTATGAAGCGTGCCGTTATAGTCCGCTAGAAAAATTGATCTGCTGCCTGTCTTTCTAGGTAAGACATGCGGTGGTTCTCGGCCTTCGCCTTTTGAAAAACTACGACTGCCATCACTGTTCATCCACCCTAGCGAAACGTGGTCAGGATTACCTCTGTAGTAACATCGATCTAATAGTATCACCCTTGGATGATGTAACCAATAATTCTTTGCGTACCAAGGCCCGCTAACAATATGAACGTCCGCCGGTTGAGTAATTTCTGTTGTTGCTATGAAATTATATTCAGTTCCTTTAAAGCATTCTGTAAACCAAGTTGCGTGCTCTCTTTGATGAGTCTGCGCAGGATTGTAGTGTACTGCAATGTCCATCCTTCTGTCTCGTGAGGATCAGGTTTACCATGAAACACAACAACTCGTTGAGTATAATCTACCCCACTTGAGCAATGATACTTGTAAGAAAATACCCCTGGCATTTTAACCCACGAATCTTCAAGAAGTTCCCATAAGTAGCACTGGTCGCCATGCAATCTTTTAGAATCAATCGCATAATTGAATTCATCAAATGGCTTGCGGTAAGTACCGTCCCACGCCATAACGGACGATTGAATTCCACCATGACCAGATCTTGCCCAATTTGCTGGCGCTGCAAATTGGCTATCCGCAAACTTAACTAAGTGATCTAAGTTTCCGGTGATAATGACGTCAAGATCAAAGTACAAGCTAGGACCATCGGCAATATCAAACAAGTTCAACTTGCTCCACCAACCTTCCCAATCAGGTCGAGAAGGCTTGACGCATGTAACGCCTTCTAAGTCGCTGTCGGTCACGCAAATAAATTCGTGACTATATAACAGGTTATTTTTTACCGCTTCTTGCAGCGCGTACACATAAGCCTTGTGATATTTGTTGCCCCAATAGACGCAATAAACTTTTAACAAACTCGGCACCACGTATCATCCGCGCCTAAAGATGACGGCCCTGATTCATCAACTGCTTGTACAACGCCTGGAAACTTAATTTTGTTGTAGTCGTGCCCACATAGTAAGCCGCCAGGCTTTACTAATAGTTCCCATGCCTTAATGTCTGCGCTAACAGACTTGTAGTCATGCTGCGCATCAATGAACACAAAATCAAACTGATAGCTTTGCAACGCAAGCGCTGCTTCATCAGAATAAATATTTAATAGCTTGCATCTATTCCCAACCTTGCAAGTAACTTGATAAAAAGTTTCTCTAATTGCTTGCCAGTTCCACTCTTCGTATGTTTCTGCACCGCAAGGTTGATCGTCCCAAGGATCAACTGAATACATCTCAAGAGTAGGGAATACTCTCAACAAGTGTTCTGTGAACTGCCCTTTTTTGACGCCAACTTCAACGCCGAGCTTTGGATCTTTCTCATCTAGCCAGATGGCAACTTGCTCCCAACGCTTCACAGTTTAACCAACATAAGACTATCACCACTGTTGTTAAGATACATTTTCTCAATGGGCTCCATTTCAATCTCCGGAGGTTGATCTTCTCTATACCGCAGCCGGTCTGTCATCATTAGATATTCAGAACCGCTTGCCTTTATATTGCTAATTGCTGCTTGGCAATGCTCAAATGGTAAATGATTCAGCACCCATAAGCACAATATTAAGTCGCACTTATCGGGTACCTGCTGAATTATGATGTCGTTCATATTCTAATGTAACTTGCGGGTCTGGATGGTCATAAAACCAAGGTTGAGTTCTTAAATCAGTGAAATGTAAAAGCTTCATTCCATCTTTGCACTCGTCTTCACAATTCCACAGTATTGGGATTGTAGTAGCCTTTGGCAGTAAATACTCTTGATGCTTGTTTTTGCAGGAGTGCTCGCAGTCAATTACTGCCACCTCTGTTGAGCCATCCGCCATACAAACAAACTTGCCTGCTTGCCGATAGCTCCAAAGCTCTGCCACGTCTCCATAGACGATCATATCGCAATCTAAATAGATTCCATGATTAATCGTATACCGAACATTTGTGAAGCCTGTACAGCCTTCAGGGACTCCAGGGTATAGATGAATAATCTCAACATCTGCATCAGTGTTCTTTAAAATGCTTTTTGCAGTCATGCCTTTGATGCAATCAAACTGCTTGGAAATTCCAATATAGACAGGAATCATGAGTACTTACTAATAGCTTCGTCTAAATCCATCATCGGGAAGCATTTCAACGCGCTATCTG